GGGGCTGCTCTCCGAACTAGCAGAGGCCATCCAAGACAGCGACGACCCTGACACGCTGCATCTTGTCGCCTCATCCCTCCGACTTGGCTTGGTTAACCTAGCCAGCCACCGCGAACAGGAGCTTCGCAATGAACGAGAAAGAATCTTGTCCGCTCTGTCTGGCTCAGCCGTGCGATTGGGTAACCGATCCGCACCGGGCAACGGACGCCCTTTTTCTAGCTACGGCAGACCTAAGAATTCGGTCGGGCGTGGGTGAAAAGCCCATGCTGTCTGACTTGCCCCAGATCATCGGCGACAGATTGAGCGCGGCCACGCAGATCATCGCCGCGCTTAAGGATTTGACGGATGCGCCAGAAGGAAAGACGGTCTTCGGCAAGGACGCGGGACAATGGCGCTACAAGGCGCAGCAGTGGCTGCTTATGGAGCCCGAATGATGCGGCGGTTGGTTTTGCTACGCTGGCCCAAGCCGCCAAAGCCCTCGATAGACGCACAATTTTCTTGCGCGCTCAAAATAAGTGAATAGCACACAGATGAACTCCGACCAATACCGAGCCGCCCTAACCACCCTCGGCCTCACACAGCAGGCCGCAGGGCGTTGGCTTCGTGTATCGCCCAAGACCGCACAGAACTACGCCAAGCACGGTCCTAGCGGGCCTGCTGCTGTGGCGGTGGAGATGCGCTTGGCGTTGATGCCGGTGTTGGCTGAGATGGTTGTGTCTCGCAATGACATCGATATTGATGATTGGATTGACGCGCTGTCAGAGGTCCTGAAAGGGGAGGCGGGGTGATGAAGTATTATGTTGATTGTGAATTCGACGGACACGATGGACCGCTTCTGAGCGTTGGGATGGTGAGAGAAGATGGCGAGAGCATACACATTCGTGTTGACATTGATCCTATGGATCTGTGGGTCCGCCAAAACGTATTGCCCCTAATGGACAGCCACGAAGCAGATTATTCGCGCACAATTTACCCGAACGAGGTTGGCGGGTCTCTGCGCTGGTTCATGAGCGCCGACAAGTCGCCAGTGATTGTCACTGATAGCCCTGTTGACGTGGGTCGCTTCTGTCGCGCTCTATCAACTGGACCGGATGGCGGTTGGGCTTCTGCCGACTATCCGCGCATGACATTTGAGGTTCACAACGTAGATTGCTATCCGACTGATTTGGAAGGTGCCGTTCAGCATAACGCATGGTGGGATGCTATGGCTTTGCGTCGTAAGCTGACGGGAAAATAACCCGTTGACACCGTGACCGGTCGTGGATAGTGTCGGTTATCAGATGGAGAGACGGGCATGGCAATCGTTGGACAAGAAGCAAACACCGTTTACGGAAAGGGCGTCGTCGCCAAGGTCAACGGTAAGTCGGTGATCGTCACGGTGAACGGTCAAGATCACAAGCTGAGCGCCAAGCAGTTCGGGATCATGAACTGATGGCGAAGGATGATCCGCAAACAATCGTCAAATGCTACGAGAAGGATACCGGCTTTGAAATGGGTCCGCGTCCTGATTGGACCACGCAAGAGCAGCGCGCCTTCATGGACTGGTGCGAGAAGCACGTCGTGGAGTGGAAGGCCCGCACAGATGCTCTTGGCTACGTCTGGCCCTGCTGGTGCATTGGCACGGTAGGCATGACGCAGACCTATCACGAATGGCTCAAGGAAAGAGTTGGGTTGTGAACGTCCATGGCTGGCCGAAAGGCATGACGCAAGGTGCTGTAGCTGACATTCGAGAGGGGCGTGGATTGCCGCCGCTTGGAAGTCTGTCCCACGAAGCTAAGCTGAGGAGGATGACAAACCTTCTGATTCAATCGGATCTTTTCGCACCGGACATGGCTGACAGAGACCAGCGCATCCAGGCCGCTTACGATCTGGCGTATTTGATGGAGAATAACGCATGACCCCCTCCCGCCGCGCCGCAGAGACGGCTAACAAACGCGCCGAACGCCTGCGCAGGAAGGAGGCGGGGGAGGTGAGGTGCGAACTCTGGTTAGACCAAGACACGCTTCTCAAGCTGGACCTGTTCGCCTCGTCTCAGAGCGTTGGAAGATCCGCAGCCGTCGAAATCCTTATCGCAAATGCTCCGAGGTGGTGAAATGACCAACCCGACCCTTGAACGCGCGGCTAGGGCTTTGGCTGGCCACTTCGGTTGCGAATGGGACACCATGCGCGACGCCGACAGAGAAACGATCCGAGGCTATTGCCGCGCCGTGCTGATGGCTGTGCGGTCTGTAGAGCCTGATTTGTGGCACCGCGCCAATAACCATGCGTGGCAAAACGACAAAAGCACCGTAGACCACGCGCCAGAGGCCGTTTGGCCTTTGATGATCGACACCATTCTGGAACCAACCCCCACGCCAAACGCTGACGGAGAGAAGTGATGATTTTTGTATCTGTTATGCTTGCTCTTTCGGCCTGCGTGTGTTGGTTGATTTGGACAATTTGGGAAAGCTCTCGTAAATGACCCTCCTCCTCACCTTCCTAATCGCCCTCGTGGTCCTGGCGCTCGTTCTTTACGCCATAGACCTGATCCCGCTCGGTGATGTTCGCATCAAGCGACTAATCCAGGCTGTTGTCGTCCTCTTCGCCGCGTTGTGGGTTGCGCAGAGGGCGGGGGTGTTGTAGTTGGAATGAGTTGAGACGGCGTTGGTCTTCGAGCCTTTTGCCAAAGCGCCATACAGCCCTCCGATGCTATTGCAGTGTCGGAGGGTTTTTCGTATGATGCTTATGCGTTCAGGGGTGGACGCTAATACAAAGCCCCTCGCTCCCTAACCGGACGAGGGGCTTTCTCTTTGGGGCAACCATCCGACCCCAGATGCGTTATCCAGCCTCCCTGTCAGGAGATCCGCAATGACCACCAAGGCCCCCAATCCGCACGACGGCGAATACGACGCCCGCAATCTCGACAACGATGCGAACCGCCAGATGCGTCGCATTGACGAAGAGAACCACAAGCACAACGTCGCACAGGCTCAGGCTGACGAAGCCGAGCGTGAGGAAGTCATCAAGGGCAAGGTTCCCGAGGCTGTCCAGCGCAAGTCTGACAAGAACCTGGACGGCTAAAGCAGCCCGACACAGCTTGGCCGCTCGTTCCTTGATTGGGGCGGGCGGTTTTGCTATACGAGGTTAGATTAACGGGGTTACGCTATGGGCTTGATGCAATTCCTTACCGGCGATGCGTTCGGAAATCGGACCTCTGTCAGTACGGCGACTCCGTTTCCTGTGGCAACGACTGGCGCTAATGGCACAGTGGCGGCGTCTACAACCAATCCCGCCCCTACGCGAGACTATGGCTTTGCGAGCGTTGCTACGGCTCAGGTCAGCGTCGCCATTACCTCAACGCAGATCGCAGCCGCACGCTCTAGCCGTGGAGCGATCACAATCACAAACCACGGCACGAATCCGGTTTATATCGGCACAGGAACTGTGACGGCGGCGAATGGCCTGCTTCTGCCCGGCGTGATCGGTGCAAGCGTCACCATCCCAACCAATGCGCAGATTGCGGGCATCGCCACAGGCGGTGTTCAGATCGTCAGTTACCTAGAGACATTCTAGACGATGGCGCAGTCTACAAGCGTCCCGCCGCCCATGCCTGCGGACGCCACACCGTCGAGCGAGAGCCGCACAGGATCTGTCGGGGCCACGAGCGACCGTTTCGCGCGCGCTGATCACCAGCACCCCCGCCTCACGTCTGCAACCATAGTGACCTTGGACGGATCGGGCTTGGCGACCGCGACATTCACGCGCTCATTTCCCGTCGAGCCAAGCGTTGACCTGACGCCCATCGCACCAGGCGGGACGCAACCTGTCGCGCTCCAAGTGGATAGCTGGGTTATGACCGGGCCTGACTACACCGGCTGCATCGTCAGGGGTTATAGGGGTGCTCCTACGACGCTCGCTGCTGTCTCGGTTGTCGGCATTAGCGTCGCGGTCGGATCGCAAACAGTCAATCCGTTCTCGGGGTCCGCATCAGGCGTTCGCGTCTCGGTAATCGCGCTACAGAATAGCGCGGTGTAGGATGGCCGTGTGACGACAACCATTACGCAGGCCGATGTTGTCAGCGCGAAACTAGAGCTACACCGTCGCGGCCTTTAGGCTTTCATACGGCAGCCCTCTGTGTTAAATTGTTCTCATGAAAGAACACAAAGGCGCAGATGGACGGAGACTCAGGCCTCTCCTTGATCGAACAGGACAGAGGTTCGGTCGCCTTACTGTGATTGGGTTGTCTGAGCGAGATCACTCTCCTGCCCGTCGCCACCGTTGGCTTGCCGTATGTGATTGCGGAAAAGAAAAAGTCGCTAACGCTTGGCTCTTAACGCAGGGGCATACACAGAGTTGCGGCTGCCTAGCGCGTGAAACTTTGGTTGCGCGAAACACAACGCACGGACTTTCTAGAGCGCATTCCAAGGCTTATCGCTCATGGAAGGACATGCGAGCAAGGTGCAACAATCCTAATGATAGCGATTACAAGGACTATGGTGGTCGCGGAATTCGTGTGTGCGAAAGATGGGACGATTTTTCCGCGTTCTATGAAGATATGGGCGACCGTCTCCCGGGCCTAACTATTGATCGCATTGACACGAATGGGGACTATGAGCCTGGAAATTGTCGATGGACAGATGCAAATACGCAAGCGAACAACAAACGCAGTAACCGGATTGTGGAATATCGTGGGATGGAAATGACCATGATGCAGCTATCACGGTTGTGTGGAGTTGGTGTTGGAACAATTTCTTACAGACTAAAAATTGGCTACCCCATTGAAGTTGCCGTCAATTCCAAAATTGACCTTCGCCAATGCAAATAACACAAGCCGAAATCACAGCGGCAAAGATTGAGCTTTACAAGCGAGGGTTCTGCCCCCTTACCGCAAGCGATATTCCTCCAGTGCTGATCCCTGTATTTGAGGGCAAGGCCGATATTCGGTTCAGCGTAGGAGGGCGCGGCGGGGGAAAAAGTTGGGCTTTCACGAAGATGCTCGCTACGCAGGGGGCTATCTTCGATGCCATGGGGGTGGCTGGCGTAATCTTGTGCATTCGAGAGTTCATGAACAGCCTGGACGACTCCAGCCTGCAAGACCTAAAGAACTCGATCCAGTCTGATCCATGGCTTTCTTCCGTCTATGACGTTGGCGAGAAATACATCCGCACTCGCTCGGGCCGCATCAAGTTCATTTTCAGCGGAACGTCCGTCAACCTATCCAGCATCAAATCTAAGTCACGAATCCTACGATGCTTCGCGGAAGAGGCTGAGTACATCCAAGGAGATGCATGGGAGAAGCTGATTCCGACGATCCGTGAGGAAGGGTCTGAGCTTTGGCTTATCTATAACCCAGAAACTGAAAACAGTTGGGTTCATAAAAACATCCGCAAAATATGGGAGTCAGGGTCTGACCCCCTAATCAAGGGGGCAGAAATCAATTGGCCCCAAAATCCTTGGTTCACATCCAAGATGGATCGGGACCGACTTCGCGCGCAAGAGAACGACCCGGACAACTACGAGCACATTTGGGAAGGGGCCTTTAAGACCATTTACAGGGGTGCTTACTTCACCAAGCAGATTCGTCAAGCCGAACTAGACGAGCGCATCGGCTATGTCGCGCCAGACCCTTTGATGGAATACCGGGCCATTTGGGACTTGGGCGGCACGGGCAACAAGGCCGACGCCTGCGCAATCTGGATTGAACAGTGGGTGGGTGAGGAAATCCGCGTCCTGAAATACTATGAGGCTGTAGGTCAGCCTATGGATGCGCACGTCGCTTGGCTGCGCAAGAACGGATATGGCGACGCCATCTGCATCCTTCCGCACGATGGACGCAAGCACGACACGGTTCACAAGGTCACACCAGAGGGTGCGCTGAAAGAGGCAGGGTTCCGCGTCAAGGTGGTCCCTAATCAGGGCGCGGGCGCTGCCAATATGCGCATTGAGGCCTTGCGCCGCCTGTTCCCCCGTATGCGCTTCGACAAGGAAGGCACGGCAGCAGGCCTGAAGCGCCTACGCGCCTATCACGAGAAATGGGACGACAAGGCCAATATCGGCCTTGGACCTAACCACGATGATGCCTCTCACGGCGCTGACGCCAAGGGGCTTGGGGCTGTCGCGTATGAGCCGCCCGTCACGATGGACGGCAACGGCGAACTTGAAGTCGGTAACTATGCTGGCTGGTGAGGCGCTGTCCCGCCGCAACTGCCGCAAGAAGTCGCGGTATAAGACGGAGAACCGGGCGCGCATTGTTGGCATGATCTCAGCGGCTAAAGAGAGTGCGACGCTCTACCCGTATGAATGTCCTCACTGTGGTCAATGGCACCTGACGAGACAGCAGCGCGACCGCAAGCCAATCACAGGCGAATCGTCAGGCATCCTTTGATTTGCTTATCGTCCGAACCGTTGGTATAAGCCGAGGCTATAGAAGGTCGGGACCGAATGGCTGCTGCGAAAAACTCTCTTCTGTCCCAGGTTGCGAGCGAGTGGACACGCTCGACCGGCCTTGGTGGCGAAGAGGTCAACGAGCAACGGGAACGCGCCCTTAATTACTACAAGGGCGATGTTGACGACGTTCTAGCGCCAGAGAAGCGCTCACGGGCCGTCTCTCAGGACGTTGCCGAAGCCATCGACTCGATCATGCCGGATCTGATCGAGATTTTCACCGGGTCTGAGGACGTGGTTACGTTTGAGCCGGTCGGGCCAGAAGACGAAGAGGCCGCCCAGCAAGAAACTGACTACATCAACTACGCCTTCTTCAAGGAGAATGACGGCTTTCTGATCCTGCACGACATGATCAAGGATGCGTGTCAAGTAAAGACCGGCATCGTCAAGGTGTCGTGGTGCGACAAGAAAGAGCCTGACGAAGAGTTTGAAGATCAGTCGTTGGATTCGCTGGCTCAAGCCGTGCAGCGATATGGTGACCGCGTCATCCTAAGTGACGAGACGCCCATTTCCAGGCCAGAGATTGATCCGGAAGAGGGTGGCGAGCCGACCTACGACTACACCGTCAAGGGCGTTGATTCGGGCTACGCGCGCGTCTATTCGGTCCCGCCTGAAGACTTCGGCGTATCGCAGGACACCACGCGCCTCAAGGAAAGTCCCTATCACTGGCATCGGACCCGCGTCAGGGCCTATGAGCTTCTGAACCGTGGTGTCAGCGCTGAAACCGTCGCAAAGCTCCCTGCATACGGCATCATGGATACTGACATGCAGCAGGCGCGCTCTATTGGGGGCGAAGACCTGAACGACGTGGGCGGCGATGGTGATCAGCGCATTGTCGAGGTCATCGAACACTATCTGCTGACCAAGGACGGTCGCAAGCGCGTCCTGACCGACACGACATGCGGAATCGAGCTTGAGAGCGAAGACCACGATTACGTGTGCTTTGCCGCCATGACGCCCTACCCCGTGGCGCATCAGTTCTACGGTCAGTCGATTGCCGACAAGCTGCTTGAGATCCAGCGCATCAAGACCGTGCTGCTTCGCCTGGCGCTCGATTCGGGCAACTTCGCGCTGAACCAGCGCATGTATGTCAACATGGAGAAGGCGCACGAATGGACGATGCGCGATCTCCTGTCGAACGAACCTAACCGGCCTATTCGCGGCAAGGGCGCACCGAACGAGGTGATTTCTCCCATGTCGTCGGGTGGTCTGTCGTTCGATGCGTTCGGCGCTCTAGAATATATGAGCGTTCAGGGCGAGCAGCGTTCGGGCGTCATGCGCAACGCTCAAGGCCTGAACCCCGACACGCTGCACGATACTGCTAAGGGCGCGTCTATCATGCTCTCAGCGGCTCAGAAGCGCACTCGCATGGTGGCCCGTATTCTGGCTGAGACGGGTATCAAAGACTTGTTCCTGATCATGCACCGCGTTATCCGCGAGAACGCCAAGGACTCCAGCCGCGTCCGCCTAAAGAACAAGTGGGTTGAGATCGACCGGACCTCGTTCGGCTCGCGTAATGACATGACCGTTGAGATTGGCGTCGGATCGGGCGGCAAAGAACAGCAGATGGTCATGTATCAGCAGGGATGGCAGGCGCTTGAGCAGCTTGTGACCATGCAGGGCGGTCCATCTGGTCCTCTTGTGACCGTTGAGAACATATACGCCTACGCCAAGCAAGCCTTCGAACGTGGCCTTGGGTTTCGGTCGGCTGACTCGTTCCTCACCAATCCAGAGGAAGCGCCTCCGCAACAGCCCAAGCCTGATCCGGCTATGTTGGAGATGCAGGCCAAGCAGCAAGAGATTGAACAGCGCCTTGAGTTCGACAAGCAGAAGGCTGCGGCTGACATGGAGCTTGCCAAGCAGAAGGCTCAAGGACAGCTAGAGGTCGAGGCGATGAAGGCCGAAGCGCGTCTGATGGCTGAACGCGAGCGCTCGGACGCCATGCTTCAGTTTGAGCGCGAGAAGGCGCAGATGCAGGCGCAGTTGGCCCGCGACAAGGCGGATTTCGAGGCGCGTCTGGCTGCACAAAAGGCGCAGGATGAATACGACCTCGCGCAAATGCAGATGGCCTCTAAAGAGCGCGCTGAAATGAGCCGAAACCGGCCTGGTGGGGATCTGGACAAGTGAAGACCACGACCGCGAACACGGAGCGCGTGGTGATCGAGCGTCCAGCCGCTGGAGCGCTGGAGATTACACGACTGTCTGACGCTAAATACGGCCTCCGCGTCGCCAAGCGTCGCAAGCAGGGATGGTCGTCTCTGCGTGAGTTCGCGACTGACACAGCATTCGGTGCATGGCTTCAGTCCGTGTTCGCTCGCTCTCAACCGATGGAATATTTGGAGCTTCCGAAGCGATGAACGAACAAGAGACCATCGAACACGGTCACCGCGTCAGGATGGCACTAGAGATTGTCGAGCCTGCGATTGACGGGCTGCGAGACAAGATGATGCGAATGCTCATCGACACGCCACCCATGCAGACAGACGTAATTCTGTCGCTTCATGCCAAGATTCAGGCCGTAGAGGCCCTGAAAGACGACCTCCGACAAGCTGTGTCCGATGGGGATGCGGCATCGGCCATTAGTGAGAACGAACAATGAGCATGACTGAGCCGCAAATGCGGGCTGATATTGTGGCCCAGGTGCAGGCAATGGCGGAACCTGTCGAACAGGCGGCTCCGGCTGCTGCTGCGGAGCCTGTAGAGGCGCAGGCCGAAGTCGTTGAGGGCGCTGATGAAGCGACTAGCGACACCGCCGCTGATGTGGTAAATGACGATATTACCCCTGATAGCCAGGATCAGGGCGTTGACGGAGCCGAAGGGCCGACCGAAGGCGAAGATGAGGGTGACCAAGCCGCACAGGCAGTCGATGCCCCTCAGTTCTGGTCGAAAGAGGCGAAGGATAACTTCGCGACGCTACCTCCTGAGACTCAGCGGTTTCTTGTTGAGCAGGACAAGGCGGCGCAGAAGGCAATCAGCGCCAAATTCGAAGAGGCTGCGGCGGCTCGCAAGACCGCTGAAACTCAGGCTGAGGCCCTGTCTCAGATCGCTGCCAAGGTAACGGAGGCCGCTGCGGTGGCCGAAGAGACTTTCCAAGGCAAGTGGCACGGGATGACGGATCAGATCTGGCTTCAGTTGTCGCGTGAGAATCCACAGGAATACGTTAAACTCCGCGCTCAATATGACGCCGAGCAGAATGCATTACAGCAGGCGAATGCCGCCAAGGATGCCGCTGCGAGGGTTGAGAGGCAAAACTGGCTTAAGTCACAGGCCGAGGAACTCAAGACCTACGCTCCCGAACTGACCGACCCCGTCAAGGGTAAGGAAAAGTTTCAGAAGACTTTGGACTATCTGAAGTCGCGGGGGGCCAAGGAACAAGACCTTGGAGATGTGTCGGCGGCTGTTATGGCTCTGGCCTACGATTCCATGCAGCTCCAAGAGTTGCGGAAGAATCTGCCGAAGCCAACCCCGAAACCCACGCCTAAGCCCGGCATCGCTCCTGCGGCGTCTGCGGCAGCGGCACCTCCCAAACAACGGGAGGTCGAAGCGCTCAAAAACCGGTTCAACCAGACGAAAGACCGGGGAGACGCCGTCGCCCTCCTAATGAAACAAGGCATTCTCTAAATGGCTGTTCCCGCTAATACCCAATCCACCTTCGCCACGGTTGGCAACCGCGAAGACCTGGAAAATGCGATCTACAAAATCGCCGCCAACAAGACGCCGTTCACGTCGAATATCGGCAAGGAAAACGTCACCGCCACTTATCACGAGTGGCAGACGTTCTCGCTGCGCACCCCCAATCCGCTAAATGCTGCGGTTCAGGGCGATACCGCCGCGAACACCGCTCCGAAGGTCACGGTTCGCCCCGGCAACCGCACTCAGATCTTCAAGGAAGTCGGTTCGGTTTCCGGCACTCAAGAAGCCGTCGATCACGCGGGCGTCTCGTCCGAACTGGCCTGGCAGAAGGTCCAGAAGGGCGAAGAGGTCGCCACCGACATCGAAGCGCGCTTCCTGGGTAACTACGCCTCGGTCGCTGGTTCGGCTTCTGTCGCTGCTGAGTCTGCCGGTGCGCTGGCCTTCATGACTTCCAACGTCTCTCGTGGCGCTGGTGGCGCATCGGGCGGCTATTCGGCTGGCACGGTGACGGCTGCGACCAACGGCACCCAGCGCGCCTTTACGGAAGCTTTGCTGAAGGCGTCGATGGCTTCGGCCTTCACCAACGGCGCGCGTCCCTCGCAAGCCTATATGGGAGCGGTTCAGAAGCAAGTCTTCTCGACCTTCACCGGCATCGCTCAAATCCGTAAGGATGTGGGCGGAAGCGAGCAGGCGACCATCATCGGTGCTGCTGACGTGTATGTGTCGGACTTCGGCACCCTGTCCACCGTTCCGGTGCAATATGGCCTGACCCGCGACGTTCTGCTGATCGACCCGTCCTATTGGGCTGTTGGCACCCTGCGTCCGATGAAGACCGAAAACCTCGCCAAGGTGGGCGATGCTCAGCAGTTCCACATCCTGGCTGAGAAAGTTCTCATCGCGCGCAACGAGAAATCGTCTGCCGTAATAGCCGACTTGACCTAATACACTCGGGCAAGGGGCGGTTCATTGTGGACCGTCCCACCCACAACGGAGAAGACCATGAAGACGAAACGTGAAGTCGAGAATGAAGCGATTGGCATCCATGAGCCGGAAGTCAAAAACGAGATGGTGGAAATCCGCGTCTTGCCGAAGGGTGACGGCATGATTTCGAGCGGCAATCACGACCCCAAGGGGGGCGACGAGGTTTACGAACGCGGCGACACGCTGGACCTTCCGCGTGACATTGCCGAAGCCCTTGAGGAACGTGGTTTCGCTGAGATCCAGCAAGCCCGTCGCGGCCCTGGTCGCCCACCGAAGGCTGAGAACGCTTCGGAAGAAGGAGCTAACTAAGTCATGACCTGGCGCTTCGGCAATTACGACAAACTGACGGGCGTCAGGAAAGACTACCGCCACGACGGCAATGGCGGGATCGAGGTTCGCATGTCTTCGGACGTTGGTGCGCTTCTCGATCAGAACCGCGAAATGCAGACGCACAATGACGGTTACAGCCCTACGCGCGAGTTGCGTAGGGTTGCCCGTATTCCGGCCCTGTTGCGCCTGAAATGGCTGAACGAGGAAGGCTGGGATTGCCTGGACGCCAATCATCAAGACAAGCTGGCTCGCAAGCTGAACGACCCTGACTACGCCTATCTTCGCACCGCGCCGGGGCGGCTAGGCGTTAGCAACGGGGTGATGCGATGAGTCTCGACACCTACGCAGGCCTACAGGCCGAAGTCGCGCTGCTACTGAACAAGACGAACCTGACGGCGCAAATCCCGTCATTCATTCGCCTGTTCGAAGCGCAGGCATCGCGTCGAATCAAGCACTATCGGATGCAGGGCCGCATGACGTTCACACTGAACGGCGACCCCAAGTCCCTGCCGTGCAACTTCAAGGGCGTCGAGGCTATCCGGGCGGGCAACTACGCCCTGACCTACGTCACGCCCGAACAGTTGGATGACGTGCGAGACGCGCGCTCCGCTTGGAATGGCGCATCGCTCTATTACACGATCATCGGCAATCAGCTTCACTTCTCGCCTAACGCGGGCGACGAAGAATGCGTAGTGCGGTATTGGACCGGCATCGACCCGCTGAGCGACCAGAATACATGCAACTGGATGCTGTCGGAAAACCCTGACGCCTACCTATATGGCGCGGCTTTGCAGGCGGCTCCTTTCCTTCTGGACGATCAGCGCATCCCCGTGTGGAAGTCGTTTGTCGAGGAAGCCTACGCCACCATCAACGCGGATTCGATTGAGTCTCAGTTCGGCGCTCATGCCGAGGTTCAAGTCAGGGCGATTGCATAATGCCAGTCACCAACACCTATGACGGCAACGTCCCGACCTATGATGCCGACGAAGATACGTGGGGCTTTGAGCTTAACACGGCTCTAGGGTCGCAGATCAAGCCAACGCTGGACGCCTACGCTGCGGCCATCAATGCGAACGAAACGCTATCGACCGCCGCCCTACCCAAGGCGGGGGGCACGATGACCGGCGATGTTGTCTTGGCCGATGTCGGGCCTGGATCGCAGTATTCAGCGGGTTATCGTGGCTTGCCTGTCGTTTCGATTGATGCGACGCGGACGTTCTTGCTGACCGACGCGGGAAAGATGATCCGTTTGTCTGGAACGACTGACCGGACATGGACTATTCCCCCTGTGGGGACGGTCGGTTTTCCTGTGGGGACGATCATTGCCGTTCGCGCCGGATCAACCGGCATTATCACGCTGGCCCGTGGTTCGGGCGTTGCGCTTCGGTTGGTGGGTAGCGACACGAACAGCAACAAGACGGTCGCGGCGTATGGTCAGGCTACGCTTGTTCATGAGGCCTCTAATGTATGGACGCTAAGCGGTGTAGGCATCGCATGACCGGGGCCGTTGCAGCCCTGGTCGGGGCGTCCGCCGTCTCCATCACTGTCTCTCCGTCTTCTGCGGACGGCGTGTCGTCAGCCAGTGTCGTAACGAGCGACACAGTGACTGCTACCATTGTTGGTGGAGCGGCTACGTCTGCCTCTTGGGTGCGGGTGTCTGGTTCGGCCTCGATAAATGCTACAGCGCCTTCTAGCGAAACTACAGCCTTCACGTCTGTTTTTTCCTCTCCAGAGGCGCGAACGGCATCGTTTGTGTATGAGGCCGTGGTCAATGGTGTGACGTATCAGTCGGCTCCTGTCCCGGTGAATTTGGAGCGGACCTGATGCTGATTCCTTATGCCGTCCCTCCCGGCGCGTATCGTAACGGAACGCGCTATCAGTCGCGTGGTCGCGTTTATGACTGTGACCTCTGGAGGTGGCCCGACAACACGTCCCGGCCGGTCGGCGGATGGCGAACCAAAACAAGTGACGACGTTCCAGGCCGGACGCGCGCAATGTTCACTTGGCGCGCAAACGACAATCAGTCATGGTGCGGACTAGGCTCTAATGAGGGCCTGTTCGTCATGAATCGCCCCGGAACCGTGTCGGACATTACGCCAGTCGGGTTCACGCCGACTGCTGCGGATGCCACGACGGGTGGCGGGTATGGGCGCGGGAAGTATGGTCGGGGGCGTTACGGAACCCCCCGCCCTGACGTGCTGAACACGATCCCGGTTCGGGTCTGGACACTGGACAATTGGGGAGAATATCTCGTCGCCAGCTATGGCGAAGATATTTACGAGTGGACTCTGAACGTCGCGACGCCTGCTGCGGTGATCGTCAACGCACCTACGGCTGAAGCGGTGCTTGTGACAGAGCAGCGCTCCATGATGGCGATTGGGGCGGATGGCGACCCTCGCGCGGTCGATTGGTCCGACCTTGAGGACAACACTGATTGGACGCCAACAGCCACGAATCAGGCGGGAGGGAAACGCCTTCAGACGACTGGCGCTCTTCGGTGTGGACGCCGAATTCGCGGCGGTAATCTGATCTTCTCAGACACAGACGCACACTTGGCGACCTATGTGGGCTTGCCGACCGTCTATTCGTTTGAGAGGCTTGCGACGGACTGCGGCGTTATTTCCAAGGGCTCTCCGGTCTGTGTCGATGACCGCGCTTGGTGGATGGGAACGAACGGGTTCTGGACCTATGACGGGTTTGTAAAGCCGCTCCCATGCGACGTTCAGGATTTCGTGTTTTCCGACATCAATACCGGGCAAACGTCCAAGGTGTCGGGTATGCATATTTCCGAGTTCGGAGAAATCTGGTGGTTCTATCCTTCGGCGTCATCGCTGGAGAACAATCGCTATGTGTTCTACAACTATCGCCTGAACCATTGGGGCATTGGCGCTCTTGTGCGGCTGTGCGGCACATCGCGCGGAGAGTTCCAATATCCGCTCATGATCGACGCTGACGGTCAGGTCTTTGAGCATGAGGTTGGACAGCAGCGCGATGGACGCTCGCCTTACTCGCAATCCGGGGCGCTTGAGATTGGCGAAGGCGACCGGCTCATGTCTGTTGAGGCGATCATCCCTGATGAGAACAATCTTGGGGACGTAGCTGTGTCGTTCATCAATGGCGACTACCCCATGAGCGAGGATGAGATTGTTGCTGCGGTGACTGCCACTGACAAGACAGACGTGCGGTTCCAGGCGCGCCGCGTCAGTGTGAAGATGACTGCGGTTGCAGATCGGGACTTCCGCGTTGGCGACTTTCGGTTTGACGTGAAGGTGGGAAGCGGACGATGAGCGCAAAATCACCCAAAGCCCCCGCCGCCTATTCCTCCGAAGAGCAGGACCGCTACCGGGCGCTTCTGGACCGTCGCGGACAGCAGACGCGCATGATCGGCCAAGACCTCGAACTGTCATCAGAAGCCTTTATCATGAGTGACGAAGTGACAGGTTTTCGTTATAGAGTGGCTATCCAATCCGGTGCGCTTGTGGTGGTTCCGCTATGAAATATGCGATTGCTGATCTACCGGAAGGCGCAGAGGTCACGAACGAAGGCGAAATTGCTACGGTCGTCATCGGCGGCCTGACGTTCAAGGCTCAGTCTGTTGGTGACGATCTGATCCTATTCCCCGACCGATCTGTAAAACAGCGCGACTTTCTCAAGATGATGGGGCGCATCTTTGACTGAATGGGATCGGTGCGCGCCTTGGATTCAGCAGGCCTTGGACGAGCAGGGCGCGGATCTATACCGGATCGAGGACGTGAAGGAATACGTTGAGCAGGGCGAAGCGGTGTTTTGGCCCGGCGAACATTCCGCCGTGGTGACGCAGTTCCACGACTTCCCAAGAACACGAGGCCTCAACTTCTGGCTTGCGGGCGCAGATCTGAGCGCGAACGGCAAAGGTCTTGCCGAACTGAAGAAAATGCACGATAATATCCGAGCTTGGGGCAAGCTCAACGGATGCACCCTATCCTACATTGTAGGCCGCCCCGGATGGGCGCGGGAGTTAGGATATAAACCGGCTTGGACTTCGATGTCTAAGGAGCTTTGAATGAGTATCGGCGGCAGCAAGGGCAAGTCGAAGTCTAGCCAAGAGACCTCGCAATCCTTTACGCAAAATACGGGGCTCAACGCAGCGGGCGAGTCCGCTTATCGCGACGCGATGGCTCGCCTTGAGGGTCAGAACTACCAAAAGTTCGATCCTGGCTCTGTGGCGCAGTATTTCAACCCGTATCAGCAGGACGTGATTGATTCATCTGTCGCCCAGATTAACCGCGAAGGCGAGCTTGCGGGCAATCAACAGCGCGCGGAGTTTGCGCAGGCAGGGGCGTTCGGGGATAAGCGACAAGGGGTTTACGAAGCTGAGCTTGCAGGCAATATCGACCGCAACCGCTCGTCAACCATCGCGAACCTGATGCAACAGGGTTATTCGCAAGCTCAAGCGATTGCGCAGGCTGAAAATCAAAACCAGAACGCCTTCAGCATGACGCAGAACCAGTCTCTTGCGGATCTTCTGGCGCGCTACATGGGCGCGAATACAACCACGAGCGGCACAAGCCAAGGCCTGAACAAATCGACGGGTAGTACGTCGCAATTCGGGTTTAGTTGGGCTCCGAAGGTTCCAGGGATGCCGGGCTGATGTCGTCTATCTTTGACACGCTCTACAATCAGCCGCCCCGCCAATCCATGTTTGCGGGTGCGAACGAGGCTATTGCGGCTATCCCTCAAGGCCGTGCGCCTGCGGCTAAGAAGCCGGGGCTGCTGGATTATATTTGGGGCGTGGCGGCGGGGTACAATCCGAACGACGTGGGGCGGATGTATGAGCAGCGGGAGCAGGCGTCACAGGCGGCGCAGGCTCAGCGTATGCAGCAAGCATCAATCGCGGCTGGAATCACGGACCCGACCGAACGGGCTCTGTTCCAAACCGCGCCTCAAGAGTGGGCGAAAAACGTAGGTCAGCAATACGCGCCTCAAGTCATCGGAGCAGGGGCTGCTCAAGCCGTGGCAGGCCGCCGAACGGTTGAGCAGCCGTCGTTTACGGAGAGCGGAGACACGATTCTCCGTCGAACTTCAGAGGGTATCGCACCGGTGTTCACGCGCACGACACCCTCGATTGCTGAACAAGTCCAGCAAGGAAGATTGGCAGCTGACGTGAATCAGTTTGATCGTCGCCTTGGTCTTGACGAACGCAAGCTCGCGACTGACACCGGTCTCGCGCAAGCCGAACTCGGCATTAAGCAGGCCGACCTTGGCATTCGTCAATCTGAGGCTCAACGGGCCGAAGAGCAGCGTCGAACGGCTGCGGCAGGTAAGGCGACAGCACAAACGCAGACGGCTGACAGCATGGAGCAGGCCCTTACGCGCGGTCGTGAGTTTATTGACGCGGCGGGAGTTTGGACGAACCTTCTGCCGTGGCAGCGGCAGAAGCGCGCAAACCTTGAAGGCCAGATCGACACGCTGAAGGGCAACCTGACGTTCGACAAACTTATGGATATGAAGAACAGCAGCCCGACTGGTGCGTCTGGCCTTGGCGCGCTGTCGGATTCGGAAGCCCGTATGCTGGCTGCTACAGTCGCCAGTCTGTCGGCTGATATGTCGCCGCCAGAGCTTGAGCGGTCGTTTGCGGTCGTTGATGGTCTGGTCAAGAAGCTCCGTGAGACGACGCCCACGACTGGCGGTGGAGCATCTGCACGTCCTATCGCCGTTAACCCCCGAACCGGCGCTCGTGTTCAGTGGAACGGTTCGCAGTGGGTTCCGCTCTAATGGATCAAAACGACATTCCGCCGCCACCGCCAGGGTTTGAGCTTGAGGGCTCGGCAATGGCGTCACCGGCGCAATCCACACCGCCTCAAAACCGTGCTTCAGCGCAGCCGCGTTATAATGGTCCCATGCCTTCGTCTGCGAACGAGGTCTTTGATTCGCTGGTTGCTCAGGAGTCGGGTGGTCGTGCTGGTGTGCGCGGACCCATGACGCAATACGGTCAGGCCTTGGGGCGCACTCAGGTTCTACCTTCGACCGCACGTGGTATCGCAAGAAATCTTGGCATCCCTTATCGCGAAGACCTGCTGACTGGAACGACGCCAGAAGCGGCGGCGTATCAGGATCAATTGGGTCGTGCCTATCTGGAAGAGGGCTTCCAGAAGACCGGCAACGCGCGTGAAGCCCTGATGTATTATCATGGCGGTCCTGACCGTAATCTGTGGGGACCGAAGACGCAGCGCTATGCAGATGAGGTTCTAGGCCGGTGGTCTGGTGGTTCTGGCGCTATGCCTGCGGCCGCTGCTGACATGTCACCTTCTACAGAAATGGTCGCAGCGCCGCCGCCTCCCGAAGGCTTCGAGATTGCGGACGCCATTGACCCCAGCGCCCAACAAGGCACTCGTCAGAACCCTATCGACCTTCGCGAAAAGCTCTATAACGACCAGATTCCGCTTCTGGTCAAAGGCGCATGGGCGATCAACAAAGAAGGCCAGCCGTTCCAACTGACTGGGGATGCCTTCCAAGGCCAGCCGACCAGCAACAGCGAGTTTCAGCCGGGCAGCAACACCTATATTCGTCCGCCTAACGCCTACGACGCGACAGAGGCATTCGCTACCGCTGCATCGGAGCAAGTGCCGTTTCTGGATGAGGCGGCTGCATTGGCTCAGGGCGCGATGTCTGGTCGTGGTTACAGCGACGTGCGCGATGAGCAGCGGCTGACGAAAGATCTGTTGAATCAGACGAATCGGGGGGCGCGTAATCTCGGCGGCGTCGCTGGGTTTGGCTTGAGCTTTGCCGCTCCTGGCGCGGGTTTCATTGGTCGCGGAACGAACGCTGCGGAAAAGGCTATTCGCGCCACTCAAGTCGGTGGCGGCCTTGGCGCGCTGTATGGAGCCGGGGCGGCTGATGGAGGCCTCGGGGAGCGAGCGCAAGCAGGCCTTGAGGGAGGCGCTCTTGGCGCTGTAACGGGAGGCTTGCTGCAACGAGGCGGTGACCGTCTGGCGGAAAGCATCGCGGGACGAGCGGCTAATCGCGCGTCTAACCCTTCCGATGCTCGCATCTTGTCCAATGCAGGCGTTGATCTGACGCCGGGGCAAATGGCCGGTGGTGCGTTCAAGCGCATTGAGGACGGCCTGACCTCGATTCCGTTCATGGGAGACGCCATCAAGGGTGCTCAACGTCGTGGGCTTGAGACGTTCAACGACGCGGCCATAAACGACACGCTTGCACAGATTGGCTCAGAGACGACCCGTCGCGGACGTGGGCGTATGCAGGACGCGTCTCAGGCCTTCAGCCGGTCTTATGACGAGGCGCTTAACCCCGTCACTGAGATTCCGCGTCCTGATGGCTATGTAGAGGCGCTTACGCGTATTGCTGACGATGCATCCATGCCACCTACCCTGCGTCGCAACCTTCGCTCTCTGATCTCTAATACGGTCGGGCGAGCTGATGAAGCGATTGACGGCCAGACATGGAAGCGCATTGATAGCGAGCTTTCGGCAGACATTCGCGCTGCTGATCGGGCGGCTGTAAACGCGCCTGAACAGCGCCTATTGCGTGACAAACTGAATGAGGTTCGCGGCCTGTGGTCCGAACGGCTGGGCGCTGTCTCGCCAGAAGCCCTGGCGGCGGTGCGCAATGTCGATGACGCCTACGCCACGTTCAAGATCATCCAGAAGGCGACCTCGGACGTAGCTTCGGCGGGACGTGGAGCAGAAGCGTCTCCCGCGACTATGAACCGCGCTGTTCGTCAAGCGGCTGGCGAAGGTCGTTATAGCCGTGGCGGTGGGCGATTACAGACTCTAAGCGATGCGGCTGCGGCCGTCCTGCCTTCCTCGGTTCCTGATAGCGGAACACCCTTGCGGTCCCTGCTAACGGCAGGCGGCCTCGGTGGAGGCGCGGCGGCTTTCGGTAATCCTGTCGGCCAGGCGCTCGCGGGTCTTAGTGCGCTTGGTATCGGAGCGGGTTCGGCAGCGTACTCGTCGCCTGTCCAGCGCGCGGTTAACTCTGCTTATCGCGCCATTGGTCGAGATGATACAACCGCGCAGGCTCTTTCGCTTCTGGACACGGTTCATCAGAATCCCGCCGCTGTGCCGCTTTACATGCAGCTTCTAGAGCGTCTTCAGCAAGACCAAGGCGCTCCTGCAAACGCTCCCGTCGCGTCTCTGAGTCCACCACTAGCACGAGCGCAAGCGCGATGAGTGCGATAAAGAGCCAAAACTGGCTGATAAAGCCAGAAGCCACGACGGCGAGAAGTGTGGCGACGATTAGAATTCTGTTCATGGGGCCACAATAACATGACTTGCTCGGCTGAGAAAATCCTGGCCCGCCGCAACAGCGACAAGCGCGTCACTTATACACCGCGCGGACGGTTTTTCTCGTTCGCAGCCTTTACGCCGCTGTTCACGATCCGCCGTGGAACGACTGTTTTGCTGCAAGTCACGAGCGCAGCTACCCCTAATGGCTCGGTGTTCGCGAACGTTGATGACGCCCTAGTCCTGACGCTTGAAAAGGCGGACATGGCGCTGTTGGACAGTGGATCGCCTGACACTGACGATGAAATCCTGTCCTACGACATCGTTCTGACCGATGGTTCCGGGTTTGAAAACTGGACCCTTGGCGGCCCGTTCATCTTGCTTGGCCTGAACAACGCTGGTTCGTGCGACACATGCGGCGATATTGAAGTTTCCATCAATGGCGATTGCGTTGAGGTCAGCATTGAAGGCGGGAATATCGGCGTTGGAGCGTCGGTGCTTCTGGCTGACTTGAATGCCGCTGTCGCAGAGGCCCAACAAGCCGCTGAAGACGCCACGGTCAACGGCGCTATTGCGGGCGCTGCTGCTGGTGCTACGGCGGGCGCAGCGGCCGGAACAACGGCGGGCGCAGCGGCCGGAACAACGGCAGGATCCACCGCTGGCACAGCCGCCGCCAACGCCGTTGTAGCAGGCAAGGCCGATATTGCAGGAGGAAACATTGTTCAGCGTCGGACCTTCCGAATAAATCTGAACGAACGGACGATAAATGTCCTCGATTATATCCCTACGAATTTGCACTCAAGCATTGCGTCTCGGTCGTATTTTGGCGACGTGTCGGCTTACATTCAGCAGGCCTATGATGATGCGGCGCTCGAAGGTGGGGCGACAGTATATGCGCCCTCTGGCTCGTACCCTCTAAGAAGCACCCTAAACATAACGGGAAGCGGCACGGTCACTAGGGGCGATGGAGTCGGAGCAACGCTGTTTATGCCGATGACGGATTACGGCGATGTGTTTCACGCCTACCCCACCAGCGGCCCCAACATTCAAGGCGTTGAGTTTCACGACTTTGGTTCGTACACGCAAGTTGATACGACTTCAGGCAACATCATTCGACTGACACAAGCGAACAATGCTCGTATCGGGACGACGCGATTGGCTGCTCACCACGGCGGGGTCTATCTTGAGGGGTCGGTTCATTGCCATATCGCTGGAAGTTGCGACATCACATCGGATGCGAACTTCGCAGCGTTCCGACCTGGCTCGCATCTGCTTCGCGTAGGCAAGGGAAGCACTCCTACGATCCCCGCTGAAATTCACATCGATAGCGTCGATTGGCGCGGCCAGAATGGAAACAACCACCTTCATCATGCCGTGCTAATTGAAGACGTTGACGGCCTGTTTATGACACAGCCCCATCTTGGTTTTTGCCGCAACGCAATCTCTATGATTCCTCGCGCTGACGACAGTATCTTGTATTCCGTAAACATCTCTCAAGGATACCTAGACACCGTCTCCGAGAATGGGCTGGCTATTATTGACCCTACCGGCTCATACACTGGAGGATTTGGGCTTCACGTTCTTGAGTTTGCCATGATCTACAATACCGGACAGTCGGGTATTCTTATGTTCTTGGATAGCGGCTCGTCCAATATGCTGAAGACAGCATTTGATGTCCACAACACCTTGGTCATTGGCGAGAACGGAATTGATGTCGGCAAGGGCCGAAAGATCGAAATCTTACCCGGATACAAGCTAAGCGGCATTAGAGCGGGAGGGGCCGCGAACAAAGGGGGGATCGTGCTTCAGGGCGCGATTGATGACGTTTCCGTTGGAGAGGGAATCGTTGAACGCGGGGCCAGCGCCAACGCCCCTACTTGGGGGATTTTCATTGGTTCTTCTGTCACCAACTTCACAATTAACCGCGCCCGCATCCGAGATTGCCTCAGCACGGTTTCCGACAACTCTGGCGCAGTCAACAAATCTATCGCCACGCCCCTGACCTACTGATAACTTGATGCCGGGCAATCCCGCCCTTTGGAGTTACTGATATGGCTGACGGCGATCCTCTGGACCCCCAAAATCCACCTCCTCCGCCCAATCAATGCCGTGTTTGCGGACGCCTAAACTGCACCATCAAGCACAGCCGGGAGACGGAGTGATGAGCAAGTCACGCAAAACCGGCGCTCCGATGAATCCGAAAAACAGCCCGCCACCGCCCAAGCCCCGCCCTAAACCGCGAACGAGTCGGTAATGCTCCAAGCCGTCTGGACTGTAGGAATCGTCTTGGCTGTGGTTGCAGCTATGGATCGGCGCGCGTGGCCTTCGCTTGCCCTGCTAGCGCTTGTCTTCGTCCAGACGGCTATCTCCAAAGCCGTCATCAGTGATCCGGTTTGGGCTCTAACAGAACTACAGGCTGAGCTTATAGTCAGAGCGTTGATTGACCTGTGTGCGGGTTTTTTGTCCCTGTCTCTAGTGACGCGCCATCGTTGGACATGGATCATGCCCGCGACCTTCTCTCTCATGGTCTTGTGGCATGGGCTTTATTGGTTTGCCTATTCTATCGGCACCGACCTCTGGTTGCCTTACGTTCATTCGGAAAATGCGCTACTGATTGCGCAGGTCTTGGGACTTTCATGGCTGAGCGGAGGCCGTATCGGTGAACTCGTTTGCACTTGGTATGGCGATCTTCGCAGTCGCTGGAGCGTCGCTTTTGGCGTGGGCGCTGAGCATGGTGGTGTCCCGACGAGAAATCAAGGACATGATGGCGATGGCTGTTCCGCCCTATGTTCCTGCCGCACCGCTCGCCAACGTCAAACAGATTTTGATGTCCGCGTCTCGCCTACAGCCGTCGCGCGTTGAGGAAGAAATGATAGACGAGAACCCCATGAGCACAGACCGCGAATTGCTGGCAAGGATTGACGAGCGAACGCGCGCGGCTTCGACCATGGCCGAACAAAAGGACATCTTCCTGCGCGGGGAAATGGACAAGGTCTCTCGCGCCATTGCCGCCCTTCCCGGCGAGCTAGACGCCAAGCTGAAAGGGTATGCCACGACTGAGGCTCTAAGCGCCGTCAGCAAGCGCCTAGAGGGCGTGGAGAACAACAGCCGCACGGTCGGCATGGCGGTTATCCTGGCGTTCGTGACGGCTATCGGCGCTGTCGTGTTCAAAGGCGTAGGCTGATGACCGTTCACACCATGCGCCTGATTCAGATTGGCGTCGTCGTCTCGTTTGTCGCCTTCGCTGGCGTGGTGGGATGGCGCTCTTTTGATGACCCTAAAGTCAAGTGGGTGTCCGTGTCTCCTCCTATCGTTGAGCCCGACAAGCTGACGATCAGTGCAGAGATTCACCGCAAGCCAATCGAAGGCTGCACGAATGGCCCTCAGATGGAGCTACGGCGCGGTGTCGAGACGATCCGACTGCCGGTGCCTACACGGACCATCAAAGAGCCTATCAGCACCTATGAGACAGTTCTAACGGAACCCCTTGTTCCGGGGAAATACATCATTCGTCTGCGCGAAAGCGTGATCTGCCCCGGCCTGACGGAAGTGTCCGAAAGCCCCGGCATTGAGTTTGAGGTGACGGGATGACTGGATGGGAACGCACGGCATGGTTCGTCGGGGAGATTGCCCGTCCCTATTGCCTTATCTCGTCTGGCACGGCTGTTTCGTGGGCCATATTCGACGGTAAAGACGCTGGCGTCATCACAGCGGGCGGCATTATCCTAATGGCGCTCTATGGAGCCAAGGCGGCAGAGGTCGCGTTTGGGGCCAAGAAAACCGCTGACGTTGAGGTTGCCAAGGTGGAGGCGAAGAAATGACCAAAGCCTCCGATAACGAAGCCTTCATCCGCGCCGCACAGGCCGCTAAAGGCCTAAAGGTGGACGGATGGGCGGGCGACCAAACATGGGCGGCGTATGGGCTGTCTGAGAGGCAGGCACACACCCTCCAATACCCTGACGCCTTCTTTAAGGAAGTCCGAGCCAAGTTCGGTCCACTGTCACAGTCGCAAGTGGATGGCTTCAACGCCTTGCTGAAAGCAATGGCGGCTTGGCCCGTCCAGTATGTCGCCTATGGATTGGCGACGGCTTGGCATGAAACAGCCTCGACCATGCAGCCGATTGAGGAATACGGCAAAGGACGCGGCAAGAAATATGGCGTTCCCGGCAAACATGGTCAGGTCGCCTACGGTCGCGGCTATGTCCAACTGACTTGGGACTACAACTATGAGAAGGCCGACACGGAACTAGGCCTAAATGGCGCACTGACGCGCGACTATCGCTTAGCGCTAGATCCGAAGATCGCCGCTGACATCATGGTTCGCGGCATGGAAGAAGGCTGGTTTACCGGCAAGTCCTTGGCGTCATATCCGGCTGGCGATTACGTGAACGACCGGCGCATCATTAACGGCACCGACAAAGCCGACAAGATCGCTGGCGAGGCTCGGGCGTTTGAGCGCGCGTTGACGTTGGGTGGGTGGTCATGACCTTCCTCCGCGAGGCCAAATCCTGGCTCTACCTCGCCGCTGTGATTGCGCTTCTGATCCTCGCTACGGTCGTCATCAGCCGATGCACTCAATCACAGGGCCAATCACAGCGCACCGAGAAAGCCACATCCAAGGCGCTTGATAACGTTGCCACACAGACACCGGCCATTCGCCAAGAGCAAGAGGACAAACAGCGTGAAGTTGACAACATCGAAGGCTCTGACCAGCGCTTGCCTGATGGGTATGGCGACGAACTGGAGAAACTAAGGCGGTCTAAATCCAAATAGTCCCGGCAAGAATGCGATTTATGGTCGAAACGCTTACTCCGTATTTTTCAGCAAGATCAACTTTGTGAAGCGAACTTGATCGTATTTCCGCAGCTTTTAAACTGCTAAGTTTGCTGGACGGATTTTGATCTCCGTCGTGCCAGACTGAGAGGTGATGTGGTTTTTTCTCATGCCAACCTCCTCTTTGTTTTTTCATCATGTCATCAGAGTTGTCTTTGTGTGTCCCAAGCCAAAGGTGGTCTGGATTTACACAAGACCGAACGTCGCATGTGTGGCACACTAAAAAATCTCCAGGCTCCCCTTTGAACGTTTTGTGAGAAAGCCTGTGGGCTAAGCCCCGCTTAGAGAAGCCGTATCCACCGGTGTTTATGGCCCCAGTCCACAGCCAGCAGCCGCCATTTGTGTCTGGCTCGATTCTGGCGAGGATAAACTCAGCATCAGTTGGTATTTTTACTCGTTTTGGCCTACGCTGTCGCAGCGTTCCCCTACGAGTGAGTTGGAGCTTCCATGATTCATCTTCGCGCATGGCATGACACTACCATAACTCCCGCTAAGATAAAGGCATTAATGGCGATTTGCGCCATAAACGTATCGGCCTGCGCGACAAGCGTAATCCCCGATAGCCTCAAGACGCCGTGCGAGTCCACTGTGGACGTTTCTGGCGCTCAGACCATCGGGGATCTGTCGAAAGCGATCCTTGCAGGGGATGGCGATTTGCGTGTGTGCGACGTTCGGCGTGAAGCCGTTGTTGCGATTGCAGAGGCTAATTCGCGGCCTTGGTTCTGGCCTTTCTAACACTCATCGCTCAGCCCGCGTGGAGCGTTGCGTGGGGCGTTGTTTTGCATTTTCTGCAAATCCCCCTTCCCATTGCGGGCGAGGAAGGCGCGGGCGGCGCGTAGGTTGCCCCATGTGATGTCGCAGCGGTTCAGCCCCCATGCCAGACGGTCGTCGTCCCTGTATCCGCCTTCTTCGTCGGCCATTGCCGCGAATGGCTTCATCAGCCCCCTCGCCTCCTTCAGTTCAGCGATCAGGGCCTCGTCCCCGCCCCCTTCTGGCAGCGGCGATGCGGGGGCGGCTCGACGGTTCCAGTTCGAGACGAAGTTCTCTTTGAACTCGAACTCGACGTTGCTTGATGCTTGGCATTTCGTGCAGTAGACGCACGATCCGCCCGCGTTCTCGCCCTCGTCGATGTGAACGATCTCAGCCTCCCCGCCACAGAACGGGCAAGGCACCAGGCGCAGCGCATCGGTAGGGGTCTGGATGGTCATTTGATCTCTCCGGCATAGTGGATCGACATCAGGCCTTTGATGTCGGCCATGAACTCGTCAGCATCCGACAGGCGGATGATGAGCCAAGAGTCGGGACGGTGACGGCTTCCGCTGATGGTCAGCGTGTCGCCCTCAAGCTCCAGCTTCCACTCTCGGATTGTCTGGCCCGAGGCGTCATCGTCATCGCGTAGGATACGTTCGACTGTGATCTTGGAAGCCACGTCACCCCTCCTGCTGTAGGGCGGCGAGGGCTAGGTCACGCGACCACCCAGCCGCCGCGCTGTTCTCGGAAATCTCGGTCAACGCCTTCGCCAGCCTATCGGCTCGGGCTTCGGCTGCGGCGGCTCGGGCAACAGCCCCCTGCCTCCCGTCCTCAGTCGCACGGGCCATTTCAATGAAGTTGCCGTGGCGCAAAGTCGGATCGTAGTCGTGGCTACCGAAGATCGCAG